GGCGTCGCCCTGGTGTACGTGCCCGCAGCGCTCATCCTCGGCGGCCTGGCGGGCGTCGTGGCCGTCGAGCGGGCCCTGTCCCAGCCGCCACCGTCCCGTAAGGAGGCGCGGTCATGAGCCTGTTCGGGCTGTTCGAGCGTCGGGCCTCGCTGGAGAATCCGGCGGTGCCTCTCACCTCCGCCAATCTGGTCAGCCTGCTGGGCGGTACGGCCGGTGAGTCCGGGGTGCAGGTCACGGAGACCAGCGGGCTGCGGATGCCGGCGGTGTGGCGGGCTGTCGCGGTCATCGCGAACGTGGCGGCCGCGCTGCCGTTGCACACCTACACGGAGGGCACCCGGGACCGCGCCACGGTGCCGCTGCTGGAGGACCCGCACCCGGAGCTCACCCCGTTCGAGCTGTGGCGGCTGGTGTACGTGCACCGGCTGCTGTGGGGCAACGCCTATGTGCAGAAGGTCCGCAACGGCGGCGGGAAGATCGTGCAGCTGTGGCCGATCCGCCCGGACCGGGTGAAGGTCGACCGCGAGAAGCCGAGCCCGGAGAACCCGGGCGGCAAGGTGTTCTGGGTACAGGACGACCACGGGGTCCGGCAGCGGCGGACGTCCCGGGAGATCCTGCACCTGCCCGCCCTCGGCTACGACGGCGTGACCGGCTGCTCGCCAGTTCGCGCGGCGGCCGAGGGCATCGGTCTGGGCATCGCAGCGGAGAAGGCCGCGGCGAAGCTGTACGGCTCCGGCAACATGATCTCCGGTGTGCTGCAGACCGAGCAGCGGCTGAACGCTGAGCAGGCCGCGCAGCTGAAGGCCAGCTGGAAGGCGAAGCTGGGCGGGGCGCAGACGGCGCACGACATCGCCGTCCTCGACTCGGGTGCGTCGTTCAGCCCGGTGACGATGCCTTACAAGGACAGCCAGTTCCTGGAGAGCAGGCAGTTCCAGGTGACCGAGGTCAGCAGGATGTTCGGCGTGCCGCCGTTCCTGCTGATGTCCACGGAGAAGTCCACCTCTTGGGGCACGGGTCTGGAGCAGCAGGCGCAGGGCTTCGTCACCTGGGACCTGGCGCCGACGTGGCTGACACCGACCGAGCAGCGCGTGAAGAAGGAGCTGCTGGACTCCGGGCAGTACGCCAAGTACCAGCTCGGCGGACTGCTGCGCGGCGACTCCTCGGCCCGGGCGACGTTCTACCGGGCGATGCGCGACACCGGCGCGTTCTCCGCGGACGACATCCGCGAGCTGGAGGACCTCAAGCCGGTCGGCGGCCGCGAGGGCGACATGCGGCTGCAGCCGACGTACATGGCTCCGCTGGGCAGCGATCCGCTCGCGGACCAGGCCGCGCCCGCGGGAGCCGAACCCGACGATCGGGCGGCGCGTGCTGCTCGGCATCTGGCGGCCGCGCACCGGCTGCTGACCCCTGACCCACCCGAGGAGGGCGGCGACGATGACCCGCAGCAATGAGGAGCGCCGCGATCTCGCCCTGGCCACGGCCGGGGTGCAGCTGCGCGCGGCCGGCGACGACCAGGGCGTGCGCGGCTTCGACGGCCACGCCGCCGTATTCGGGCAGCGGACTGCGATCGGGAACCCGCTGACGTGGGGGTTCTACGAGGAGATCGCGCCGGGCGCCTTCACCAAGACGCTCAGCGAGGGCGACGCCCGGTTCCTCGTCGACCACGACACCCGGCTGGTCGTCTCCCGGGTGTCGGCCGGCAGCCTGCGTCTGGCGCAGGACCAGGTCGGGCTGGCCGTCGACGCGGACCTCGACACCCGCCTGTCCTACGTCGGCGACCTCGCGGTGAACCTGGAGAACAAGAACATCACCGGGATGAGCTTCGGCTTCCGCACGGTCAAGGACGACTGGGAGTACGTCACGGTCCAGACGTCCGAGGGCGACATGGAGGCCGAGCTGCGCATCATCCGCGAGGTGCAACTCTTCGAGGTCAGCGCCGTCACCTTCCCCGCCTACGAGGGCACCGACGCCGCGCTGCGCTCCGTCGGTGTGGCGCTGGCCGCGCGCGGCGACGACACCGCCTTCGACCGCCGGGCCGCACTGCGGCCCGAACTCAACGACTTCCGCCGCGAGCCGGCCGCCACGGCGGCCACTCGGGGCAGCGACGCAACCCAGCCGGGAGAGACCACTGGGGGCCGTCAGGCGAGGCAGATGGAGCTGCTCGCCGCCCGCTACCGCCTGGCGCGGTAGCCGCACCCACACCCACCCTTCGCCCCTGCCGGAGACCGGCCCGGGGCTTCTCGTGCTGGAGGCACAATGCCCACCCTGAAGGACCTTCTCGACAAGCGAGCCAGCGCCTGGGACAAGGCCCAGGAGTTCCAGGACCGCGCCGCGTCCGACACGGACCTGTCCGCCGAGGACCGCGCCGCGTGGGACGAGGCCCTCGCTGACGTCGAGCGGCTGTCCGCCGACATCGAGCGCGAGGAGCGGCACACCCGCCTCGCGAACGTCGACTACTCGCAGGTCATCGACGCCACCAAGGACGCCGACGAGGAGCGGCACGGCGGCCCCGACAAGGCCGAGGCCTACGCCAACGCCTGGCGCTCCTGGGTCCGCGAAGGCACCACCGAGCTGTCCAGCGAGGAGCGCACGGCGCTGCGCACCGGCTGGGTCGACGGCAAGGAGCTGCGCGCCCAGGGCGTGGCCACCGGCGCGGCCGGCGGCTACATGGTCCCGGCGCCGTTCCGGGCCAAGCTCGTCGAGACGATGGAGTTCTACAGCTCCATGCGGGACGTGGCCGAGGTCATCACGACCGAGACCGGCGCGACGCTGCCGTGGCCGACGAACGACGACACCGCGAACGTCGGTGCGATCCTCGCCGAGAACACGCAGGTCACCGAACAGGACGTGACGCTGGGGACGAACGACATCGGCGCGTACATGTACACGTCGAAGCTGGTCCGGGTGTCGCTGCAGCTGCTCAACGACAACGCGTTCGACCTGGAGTCCTGGCTGGCCGGCGTCCTCGGCCGCCGTATCGGCCGGGCGCAGAACATCCACTTCACCACCGGTACGGGCACCGCCCAGCCGGAGGGCGTGCAGACCAACGCCGTCATCGGGAAGACCGGGGCGTCCGGGCAGACCACCACGGTCACCTACGACGACCTGATCGACCTCATCCACTCCGTGGACCCCGCCTACCGCAACAGCGGTCGGGCCCGGTTCATGCTCAACGACGCCACCCTGGCGGCGGCCCGGAAGCTGAAGGACGGCCAGAACCGGCCGCTGTGGGAGCCGTCCGTGCAGGTCGGCGTCCCGGACGGGCTGCTCGGCTACAACTACACGATCAACCAGGACATGCCCGTCATGGCCGCCTCGGCGAAGTCCATCCTGTTCGGCGACTTCTTCGCCGGCTACCTCATCCGCGACGTGCAGGACGTGCAGCTGCTGCGCCTCGCCGAGCGGTACGCGGACTACCTCCAGGTCGGCTTCCTCGCGTTCGCGCGCACCGACGGCACCCCGCAGGACACGGCCGCCTACCGCGCCTACGCCAACGCGGCCAGCTGACCCGGCCCGCCCCCCCCGTCCAAGATCAGGCAGAAGGAGCAGCATCATGGCGACCACGCCGAGGAAGGACGCCGGGCAGACCGGCGTCGTGCAGGACAAGCCGACCGCGAAGGCCGCCGAGCACGGCGACCACGACCGCATCGTCATGGCCTCCCGCAAGGCGGACGGCTCCATGGACCAGGTCAACCCCGAGTTCATCGGTGACAAGGACACGGCGATCGCGGCGGCCAAGGAGCAGCTCGCCGTGCAGGCGGTGTCCGCCGTCGACGTCGCGGCGCGCGGCGTGAGCGCCGGGCCGGCCGCCGACGGCACCGGGTCCTCGGAGCCGGACGCGGAGGTGAAGGCGCTCAAGGAGGCGCACGACAAGGCCAAGGAGAGCGCCGAGTCCCAGGCCGAGCGCGAGGTCGAGCAGCTGCACCAGGGCCTGGGCGACTGATGGCCCGCATCCGCATCCTGACCAGCGTTGCGGGCGAGGGCTTCTCCTGGCGGGCCGGGGAGGAGATCGACCTCCCCGGCCCCGAGGCAGCGAAGTGGGCGGACGGGGTGCGCGCCGAGCTGGTGCGCACCGCGCCCGTCGAGACGCCCGAGCAGCCGCCCGCCGCCGAGACCGCCGCCCGCCGGCCCCGTCGCAAGACGGCACCGCCCGGCCAGTTGTAGGAGGGGAGCGGTCATGGCGCTGGTGACGCTGGAAGAGGCCAAGCGGCAGCTGGACATCACGGGGGACAGTGAGGACGTCGAGCTGCAGACGTACATCGACGCGTTGCCCGCGGTCATCGAGGGCTTCGTGGGCGTCATCGAGCAGCGGGAGGTCACCGATCGGGTGACCGGTGGCGGGGCGGCGCTGGCTGTGCTGCACCCGCCGCTGCTGTCGGTCACCTCCCTGACGGGAGCGGGCGCCGCCTACTCGGTCGACGCGCTGACGGTGGACGGGGCCGCAGGCATCATCGGCCGCGCGGACGGCTCTCCCTTCCCGGCGGGGGCGTACACCGTCACCTACACGGCCGGCCGTCCGGAGGTGCCGCCGACCATCAAGCTCGCGGCTCTCGTGCTGCTGCAGCACCTGTGGCGGACGCAGCGCGCGACGCGCGGCGGACTGGCCGGTGGCGGCGACGACTTCAGCGTGACCGAGCCGATCCCCGGCTTCGGGTACGCCGTCCCGCACCGGGTGCTGCAGCTGCTCGACAGCTTCCGACTGCCGCCGGGGGTGGCGTGATGGGGTCCCGAGTGCCCGAGGTCCTCGACGCCCTGGTGGCGCTCGCCAAGGCCGACGCACTCCTCGGGGGCGTGCGGGTGTCGGACGGGCCGGAGGTCACCGACACCAGCGCGAAGGACTGGCTGATCGTCGGGTTCGACGGTGATCCGTCCGGCGACTTCCAGGCCGCGCAGACCGTTGGTGGCTGGGCCGGGCTCGGTGCCCGCCCGCGCGAGGAGCAGTTCCAGGTGATGGTCGCGGCGATCGCGCAGCGCGGCAGCACCGACGTGCGGGCCGCGCGGATGCGGGCGTATGAGATCGGCGCCCGCGTCGAGGAGTGGCTGGCCGCCGACCCGAGCATCGGTCTCGGCCGCGGTGAGGTGGAGGCCGCCATCGAGGCGTCGCAACTGACGCAGGACCAGACGGACAGGGGCGCTCAGGCCGTGCTGCTGCTGACGGTGGCCGGCAAGTGCTTCACGTAGAGAGGAGCGCACGGTGAGCGTGCGGATGCGGCACCCGAATTTGGAGCAGGAGATCGAGGTCGCCGAGATCTCGGTGAAGCACTACGAGCGGTCGGGCTGGCAGGTCGTGTCCGACCTGACCGCCCAGCCCGTGGAGACGGCCGCGGCGAAGGGCCGTCGGCGGACTGAGGGAGAGAACTGATGGCGACTCCGATCCAGGCGTCGACCCGGTACTACCGGCGCGGCGTCACGAAGGTGCTGTGGGTACCGACGATCGCGAACAAGAACGCGCCGACACGGGCGGAGCTGGACGCCGGGACGGCGCTGGAGGGCGAGACCGGCGCGATGTCCGGCTGGCAGACCACGTCCGGTACCGTGCCGACGCCGGCGCTCGGCTCCCGGTTCACGCCGGTGGTCGGCGGCGAGATCACCGCCTCCGATTCCTCGCTGACGTTCTGGGCGTCCAAGGACGGGGACGACGTCCGCTCGCTCCTGGTCCGCGAGGCGACCGGCTACGTCGTGTGGATGGACGAGGGCGACGTCCCCACCCAGACCATGGACGTCTATCCGGTCACCGTCACCTCGCAGGCCAAGGTGCGTGAACTCGACACGGCCGCGCAGATCATGGCGCAGTTCGCCATCACCAGCGAGCCCGCCGAGAACGTGGCCATCCCGGCCGAGACTCCCTGACCGGTCATGCCCAGCAGCGTGCAGGTCCTGGGCACGGGACAGCTTGTGGACCTTTCCCGGCGCATGCGGAGGGCGGGCGGCCCGCGACTGCGGCAGAACTTCGCCCGCCGTGTGCGCCGGGCCGCCGAGCCTTTGCAGAAGGACCTGCAGAAGGCCATCAGGTCTCAGCCTCTGGTGTCCGAGGGGCGCAAGCGCAACCGGGACGGGCGGATGGGACGCGGCGGCCCGTCGCCGACGACGCGGCCACTGCGGGCCACGATCGCGCGGGCGGTCAAGATTAGCGTCCGGCAGAGCACGGGGGTGGGCGCCCGCGTCTGGATCGACCGCGGGCAGCTCCCCGCCGACATACGGAACCTGCCGTGGGTCATCGAGTCGGGCCGCGTCCGGCACCCCGTGTTCGGCAACCGCAAACGGTGGGCGACGCAGTGGGCCCGCCCGTCGGGCTGGTGGTCCCGCACCGTCGCGGCCGGCACCCCGCGCATGCGGGCCGAAGTCGAACGCGTCCTCGGCGATGTGCGCCGGGACCTTACGTGAGAAGAGAGACAGCCAGTGATCATCGCGTACAGGCAGGATGACGACAGCGTCGAGCGGCTGTCCACCGACGATCTGTCGGCGCTGGAAGCCGCCGCCGTCGAGGAAGCCATGGGCGACGTGCCCTGGCGTGTCATCGAGGACCGGCTCCGGGTGCAGGACCCCACCGCGATGCGGGCCGTGTTGTGGGCGTTTCGTCGGCGCAGCGAGCCGGGCCTGGAGTTCGCGACGTTCGACGTGCCCGGGTGGCGGCGGCGCCTGTCCGCGCGGATCGAGCGCGCTGAGATCGACGAGGTCCTCACCAACCTGATGGCCGAGGCCATGAGCAAGAACGAGGACTCGGTGATCGACGCGGTCACCCCGCACCTGCGGAAGCTCGCCGACAACCGGGATGACGTCGACGCCGCCCTGGACGCGCTGGGAAAAGGCCACTTGGTGAAGGGCCGCCAGGACTCCGCGGCCTGATCTGGCAGTACGAGCCGCTGTTCTACCACTACCTGCACATGCAGCCGACGGAGTACGACCGGCTGCCCGTCGACCGGTTCCTGCGGCTCGTCGCGTGGCTGCAGCGGCACGTCGCTTCACTGAGGGGGTGACCCGTGGCCGAGCGTCTCACCTTCACGCTGGCCGGCCGTGATGAGCTGAGCCGGGTTCTGGACGGCACGGCTGACTCTGCGGACCGGCTGCGGCTGCGGCTGGCCGGGATCACGGCGGACTCCGACGGCAACCTGCGTGACCTGCAGGGGCGCTTCCTCACGCTGGCCGACGCGCAGCGCCGGGTCGACGACAGTTCCAGCCAGGTCCGCCGCAGCATGGCCACGCTGTCGGACGCGTCCAGCAAGCTCGGCGAATCCCTCAAGGCGAATCTGATCTCGCTCCTGCCCGCCGCGATCCCAGCGGCGGCGGGCCTCGCCTCCTCGGCGGCCGTCCTCGCCGGGCAGCTCGGCGCGGTCGGCGTGGCCGCCGGCGCCTACGCGCTCGCGCTCGGCCCGCAGGTCGCCGCGATCGGGGAGGCCCTGGAGGCGCAGGAGAAGTACGAGGAGGCCGTGGCCGAGTCCGGGGCCACCAGCCAGGAGGCCATCAAGGCGCAGATGGCCTATCAGCGGCAGCTGGAGCGGATGCCCCCGGCAACGCGGGAGGCCGCGGTCGCCGTCGGCATCCTGAAGGACAACTTCAAGGAGTGGTCCGACGAGCTGTCCGGCGACGTGATGGCCCCGTTCACCAAGGGCGTGGCCGTCGCCAACGCGCTGCTGCCGAAGACGACGGGCCTCGTCGAGGGCGCATCCACCCAGTTCGACCGGCTCATCACGCTGGTCGGCGGTGCCATCTCGACGCCCGGCTTCGATGCGCTCACGGGCCGGTTCGAGAAGTTCACCACCGACACCCTCGACCACGGCATCGACCGACTGACTGTCTTCCTCGCCAAGCTGCAGAGCGGCGAGTTCAACGGCGGTGCGCTGCAGGAGTGGTGGGACTACGCGCAGGCCGCCGGACCCATGGTGTTCGACACGCTGGAGAACGTCGCCGAAGCACTGCTCAACGTCCTCGAGGCCGGGTCCGGCGTGGGCGTCGGCATGCTCGAGGTCATCAACGCCCTCTCCGGCATCGTCAGCGCGGTGCCGCCGGACGCGCTCGCCGCGCTGCTGCAGCTGGCCATCGCCATCAAGGCGGTCAAGCTCGCCGCGGCTGGCGGTGCCGCGATGAGCGCCGGCCTGGCCGCCCTCGGTGTGCAGATCGGCGCCATGCGCGCGGCGGCGGCCGGTGCACCTGGCGCGCTCGCCGGGACCAGCGCGGCGATCGGCACCCTGTCCCGCACAGCGAAACTCGCGATGGCCGGGACCGGGATCGGGCTGCTGCTCATCACGCTCGACCAGCTGTCGGCCGGCAGCCGCAAGCCGCAGCCCGACGTCGACAAACTGGCGACGTCGCTCAAGGCGCTCGGCGAGTCGGGCAAGGTGAGCGGCGAAGCGCTCCGCTTCTATGGTGCCGACCTCAACGACTTGGGGCTGGCGTTCGAGCGGGTCATCGACCCGGAGGGAATCGACCAGGTCCAGCAGTCCATCACCAGCTTCTTCGGCATGGACTCCACGCCGGTCAAGCAGGCGAAGGAGGACGTCTCCGCGTTCGACGAGGCGCTCGCTTCCCTGGTGTCCGGCGGCAACGCCGACTTGGCGGCGGCCGCGCTGGAGAACACGATCGCCAAGCTCGAGGAGCAGGGCTACAGCACGGACGGGCTGCGCGACAAGCTCACCTCCTACAACGACGCGTTGGCCGCGCAGGCCCTGGAGCAGGAGCTGGCCGCCCAGTCGATGGGCCTGTTCGGTGAGCAGGCCCTGGCGGTGCAGGGGAAGCTCGACGCGCAGAAGGCCAGCGCTGACGGGCTGCGCCAGAGCATCCAGGCGTTGAACGACGTCAACCGGCAGGGTCTGTCCGGGATGATCGGGTTCGAGGCGGCGATCGACGCGACGACGAAGGCCGCCCGGGAGAACGCCGGCGTCCTCGACATGCAGGGCGGGAAGCTCGTCGTCAACACCGAGAAGCAGCGCACCGCCGCCACTGCCCTCAACGACCTCGCGGCGAAGACCGACGAGGCCGCGGCGGCGGCCCGCGAGAACGGCGAGTCGTGGGAGACGGTCAACGGCATCTACTCCAGGGGCCGTGAGCAGCTCATCGCGAGCGCCCAGCAGATGGGCCTCACCCGGGGCGAGGCTAAGGCGCTGGCCGATCAGATCCTGAAGACGCCGGACAAGACGGCCAAGCTGCGGGGCGACATGGAGGACCTGCAGGCGAAGATCGACCGGGCGAAGGAGCGGCTGCGGACGGTCCCGGACTCCCGTAAGGCGCAAGTGCGGGCGGAGATTTCCCAGCTGGAACGGCAGCTGGCTTCGGCGCGCCGTCAGCTCAACGGGCTGGACGGCAAGACCGCGACGACCTACGTGGTCACGAAGTACATCGTGCAGGGCGCCACCGGAGAGGTACGCAACCGGGAGAAGCTGCGGCCGGGCAGCTACGCCCAGGGCGGTGCCGTCGGCCGGTACGCCAGCGGCGGCAGCGTGCCCGGGTTCCCCGGCGGCGGTCTGCTGGTGGGGCCGGGCACGAGCATGTCGGACTCCATCCCCGTGCTGGCGTCGGCCGGCGAGTACATCGTCAAGGCCGCGTCCGTGGCCCGGTACGGGCTGAAGTTCATGGACGCCCTGAACGCCGGGAACCTGCCGGTGGGACGGGCGGCCCGCCCGGGCATGCCCGCCGCACCGGTTGCGTCGGCGAGCACTGCGGGCGGTGACCGGCCGTCGGTGACCTACCAGGTGTACCCGCGTGCCTCGGTGATCGACGTGGAAGACCTGCGGCTGATCCAGCGGCAGGAAGAGGCTCGGCAGCGTGTGGGGAGGCCTGGGTAGATGCCCCTGATCACAGCACCGGTCGTCACACCGGAGGAGCCGACTACTCCGCCGCCCATCGAGGTGCCGGAGATCGGGTACGCGTCGATCACGTACATCGACCCGGCCGGGACGCGGTGGCCGATGACCGACCTGGCCGCCGATTGGTACACCCTCGCCGAGGGTGTGTCCGGGCTGGGGGCCACGCCGTACACGCTCACCTCGGATCCTCACCCGCGCGGGGGTGCGCGGCTGCGGCACGTCCAGCCGCAGCCGCGGACCATCGTGTGGCCGGTGCTGGTCAAGGGCGCCGACCATCTGGCGTTCATGGCGAACTGGCGGGCCCTGGCGCGCGCTTTCACCAGGACGCTGCGGGAGGGCCCGGGCTGGCTGGAGGTGGCCCGCCCTGACGGCACCGCCCGCCGTATCGCCGTCTACTACAGCCAGGGCTGGGACGGGCAGGGGAGGACAGCGACCGGCATCACCTGGGACTCGGCAGTCGTCACCCTGTGGTGCGAGGACCCGTACTGGAAAGACGTCCAGGCGCAGACCGTCCACCGCGAGACCGGCGCATCGGTCGACTACCTCGCGCCGTACCCGTCGGTGTCCTCCTCGCAGGTCCTCGGCGCCACCACCGTCACCAACTCCGGTGACGTCGACATGTGGCCGGAGTGGACCATCACCGGTCCCGCGTCGGCGATCACGTTCACCCGCGAGGACACCGGCGACAGCTTCACCCTCACCATGACGGACACCGCGCACGGCGCGCTGCTGGCCGGCGAGACGGTGACGATCTCGACGGATCCGCCCCGGGTCCGGTCCGGCAGCGGAGAGAACCTGATCAGCGGCCTGGACTGGCCGTCAGCCGTGCTGTGGTCGCTGCCGCCGGGCGAGACGCCGGTGACGTTCGAACTGGCCGGCGCAACAACGGGAAGCGCTGTCGACCTCACGTACTACCCGAGATACGAGACCGCATGAGCATCCAACTGCTGGTCACTGACCGGAACCTGAACTGGCTCGGTGATCCGCTCGACGGGTGGGGCCAGCTGAAGTGCGACCTCAACCACAACCGTCCCGCGGCCGGTGAGGTGCAGCTGCCCGCCCGGCCCGCGTACATGGAACTGCTGCAGCCCGGCAACCGCATGGTCGTCGTCCGTGACGGAGGGATCTGGTGCGCGGGCCCGCTGGAGGAACCCCAGGACTACGTGTGGGACCTGGCGCAGAACGCCGGCCCGGGCACGGTGACCGTCCGTTTCACCGACGACCTCGCCAGGATCGCCGGGTACCTCACCTACCCCAACCCGGCCGTGAGCTTCGCGGCGCAGACCACCACCGCGGACGTGCAGTGGACCCGTGTCAGCGTCAACGCTGAGCTCATCATCAGGGCGCTGGTGAACGAGAACTGCGGGCCCGGCGCGCTGAGCGTCCGGCGCATTGAGCAGCTGGTCCTCGACGACGTCGCCGGCGTCGGCGGTCCCCGCTCGCTCACTACGCGGTTCGAGCCGCTGCTGGACGCCTGCCGTACCGCAGCGGCCTGGAACCGGCTCGGGTTCCGCACCCGCCAGCACAACGGGCAGATCCGGTTCGGGGTGTACCAGCCATCTGACCGCACTGCGACGGCCCGCTTCAGCGCCGGGCTCGGCAACCTCCGCAGTGTGCGCTTCACCATGGGCGCCCCGCGCGCCACGTCGGAGCTCGTACAGGGCGGCGAGGACCCCAAGCAGCAGGCGCCCTCGGGGGAGCCCGCCAACCAGCGCGTCTACGTCGAGGTCGCCAGCGGGCACGCCGCCGACTGGTACCGGGTGGAGAAGCTCCTCGAGGAGTCCGGCAAGACGGACGCCGATGGTGAGCTCACCCAGGCCGGGACGCTCGCCTTCGGCGACGACAACCCGCAGGCGTCCCTCGCCACGGTGACGGTGGACACCGAGGACCTGAAGGCCGGCCGGGACTACGGCCTCGGCGACAAGGTCACCGTCGTACTCCCCACCGGCCTGGAGGTCGTGGACATCGTCCAGACGATCCGCCTGGAAGCCACCCCTGACGAAGGAGAGCAGGTCACTGCCGTGATCGGCGACAGCGACAAGACGACAACGACGGCGACCGTGCGCACCGTGCGAGATCTGGCACGCCGACTCGGACGACTGGAAGCGAGGTAGCTCGATGGCACAGAGTTCATGGCCGGACCCGGCCAATGACCGTGTGGTCACCGACGTCCAGCATGAACGGCTCGCGGCCCGATTCTCCGACGATGGGGTATACGGCACCCCGGCGGACACCGCGGTCGTGACCGCCGGCCCGGGCCTGTCGGTGACCCTTCGCGCCAACGTGAACGCCAGCGTGCGCGGCCACGGGTGGACCTCCGGCTCCACCGGTGCCACGGTGCCCATCGCCGCGAACGCCGCCAGTTCCACCCGCGTCGACTGGGTGGTGCTGCGGCTGGACAGGTCGACATGGACTGTCCGCGCTGTCGCCGTGGAAGGCACGCCAGGAGCGGGGGCCCCCGCCCTGACCCAGGACGTGGGCGACACCGGCGTCTACGAGATTCCGCTCGCCAGGGCCACCGTCCTGGCAGGCGCGTCCTCGGTGACGGTGACCCGCGCCGAGCAGTACGTAGGCGCGCGCACACGGCCGTGCACGTCCACCACCCGCAACCCCAACCCCATCCCGGGCGAGACGTGCTTCGAGCTGAACACCGGGGTCATGCGGGTCTGGACCGGCAGCAGCTGGCAGGCCGTGTTCGACGACTCAGGCCAGATCATCGTGACGTCACCGGTGCTGGCGTGGAGCAGCAACGCCGAGCACGTGCTGGAGAAACGCAACGGGTCGGTGCATCTGAGGCTCGGGTCGTGGACGCGTGAGACCGGCCCGCTGGCGGCCGGCACCGAATCGCGGCTGCCCGTGCTGATCCCGGCCGCGTACCGGCACCCGAACCGGGACCAGTACGGCGTCGCCTACATCACGGGCGGCGAAAGGATCGGCCGGTTCATCATCTACTCGGGGACCACCGACCGGGCCGGGCAGGTGTGGCTGACGAACAAACCACAGATCGCCAAGGGCGAGAGCGTATTGCCGGCCTCCGGCATCAGTTGGGTGGTGTGACATGCCCCGTTACCACTTCGGCCGAGGAATCGCCGACTACGTCGTGCAGCCGACAGACGGCCTGTGGGGTGTCCCGTCCAGCGCCACCCTCACCTTCTGGGATGACCCTGACGCAGGCGCTCAGTACACCGACCTTCTTGACGCGTCCGGCACCACGACCACGACCATCACGGCCGACGAGTACGGGTTCATTCCCGACTTCCAGGGCCCCGACGGGGTGACGGGGATGTGGGCGGACGCGGGCGGAGAGTCCCGCGCGTGGATGGAAGCTCGCGATCTGGCCGCCGGCAGCGGTGGCAGCGGTGGGGCGTACACGTCGATCAGCCGGATCGTGGCCAGCGCGACCGCGCCGGCGGACATCCGGGCCGCGGCAACGTGGGTGTGCGACGGCATCGCCGACCAGGAGCAGATCCAGGCTGCCCTCGACGACGCCCGCGACAACGGCGGCGGCGAAGTACAGCTCACCGTCGGCGAGTACAACCTGACCGCCCCCCTGTCCATCGAGGGCACGGACGACGTCGACGTGGAGATCGGCATCATCCTGCGCGGCCAGGGCGCCCGAGCCACCATGCTCAAGGGCACTCCGGGTATCTCGTCGGTCGTCCACCTCACCAAGGTCGTCCGCATCTACATGAGCGACATCGGGTTCGACTTCGGCGGCTCGACCGATGCCCTGACCTCCTCGACCACCAACGGAGAGTTGAGCGGGCACCGCTCCTTCTGGAACTCCGCCTTCAAGAACATCCAGTTCAACGGCCCGTGGGACGGCAGCCACAGCGGCTGGGCGATCAACATGGGCAGCCCGTTCCGGTCGGTGTTCGAGAACATCGAGATCGGCGGCGTCGGCAACGGCGTCCGCTTCTACTCCGAGCATGAGGAGTTCAACCCGGGCGACTGCACCGTAGAGAGGTGCTTTGTCGACTTGGTCGGCAACGGCGGCACCGCCTACAAGGTCGAGTCGGGCACCGCGGCGGGGGTGATGAACCAGATCGAGTTCGAGATGTGCGAGGCCATCGCCGCCGGCACCGGCTGCACCGGCATCCACATCGCCGGCACTGGCGGCTGGGGCACCTCGCACACCCACTGGCGCGGCATCAACCTCGAACAGTTCGACAAGCTGGTGCACGTCGAGCGCGGGTCGTCCAACACCTTCCGCCTCAACCACGTCAACCTGCGGTCGGGAGCGAGCGGGCTGGTCGCGTACACCTTCGGCGCGAACTCCTTCAACAACACGATCCTGTCCACGGGCCTGCTGTACGCGACCGACAGCTGCCGCCTGTACGACGACGGCAACACGCTGGAGCCGACCGCCCCGAACCGCGTCCTCGACAGCCGGGTGTACCGCGAGTCCAGCGCGGTCGCCGTGTCCGGTCGCCTCAACGCGGCCGCCACCACGGTGCGCCGCGGCATCGTCGGGAACACCACGGCGTCCACGCCGAAGCCCGCGGTGCCCGGCATCTACGTGCCCGACGGCTGGGGGAAGTACTGGCTGGCCGCGCGGAACCGGGCGGCGGCCGGCACCGGCCTGGCCCGCATGGTGTGCGTCGGCGGCTCGGCGACCCTCGGCTACTACGCCTCCAACCCGCGCACCAAGAGCTGGCCCGGGCTGGTCGGGGCCGCGCTGCAGGCCGCCTACGGTGACGGCGGCTCCGGCTTCCACGGAGTGTCCCTGTCCAACACGCTGACCGGTGCGGGCAGTCCGACCGCCTACGCGGCCTGGCTGGCGAACGGCAGTGCGGTCGCGCAGTCCGGGACGTGGACGCAGGGAGGCAGCAGCTACGGGCCCGGCGCCACCTACCTGTACTCCGACGTCGCCGGTAGCTCGCTGACCTTCAAGGCCCGCGGCACCACCGTGAAGATCTTCACCGTGGTCGGCTCGGGCACCCGGCCCGCGATGCTGTACAGCATCGACGGCGGGGCGGACGTGTCCGTGCCGCAGCCGTCCGGCACGGCCGCGATCCAGACCACCACGGTCACCGGCCTGACCAACACGGAGCACACCATCGTCGTCAAGGTCGCTGCGGGCGGCAGCGCGGGTCAGTACGTGTCGGTGTGCGGCGTGTCCGGTGAGACCGCCTCAGGGGTCATCGTGCACAACCTCGCGCTGGCGGGGTCGACCAGCTCGCGCTACGGCACCGACACGGCGGCCGCGCTGAACGCGGTCTGGAACGGAGGCACCGCCTTCCCCGCGGATCTGGCAACGTACTCGGCCGCGCCGAACGACGCGTCGACCAACGTCACCGGAGACACCTGGCTGACCAACGTAATGGGCTGGGTCCGCGCCGTCCGGGCGGGCGGCGCCGCCGGGACCGGGACGGACATCATCGTCGCGCTGCCCCACATCGGCACCCACGAGGGCACCAACAACAAGTACCAGGAGTACTCCCGGCTCATCAGGCCGTTGGCCGACACCTACGGGTTCGCCCTCGTCAACTGGTGGGCGACCGGACAGAACTCCTGGGACGTCTGGAACGCGGCCGGCTACTGGGGTACCAGCGCCGGCACCGGTGCCGTCGGTACCGACGGTGTCCACATGAGCGACGCCGGTTTCCAGCACATGGCCGACACGCTCCTGCCCTTCATCGCTAGCTGACCCGTCCCTGCCCCACCGCCCCGTGCCACCCCGGCCGGGGCCGTTCTCATTATTGGAGGCCTCGTGGCCTGGTACTCCGGTGCCAAGAAGATGGAGCTGCAGCCCGAGTCGGACGCGCAGCCCGCCATCAAGCCGACACAGTTCATCGTCCACTCGATCGTCGCCCCGTGGACTGCCCGCCGGACCTACGAGTACTGGCGCGACAGCACGAACCTTGAGTCGCACTTCGGGCTCGGCTACGAGGGGGACCTCGCTCAGTTCATCGGGACCGAGACCCGCGCCGACGCCAACGCCGGAGCCAACCGCCGGCCGGACGGCACCGGCGCGGTGTCCATCGAGACGGCGTCCAACACGAAGGCGTCCGACCCGTGGACGCCCGAGCAGATCGAGCAGCTGGTGCGGCTCGGCGTGTGGCTGCACCAGAAGCACGGCATCCCCCTGCGGATCTGCCGCAGCCACTCCGACCCCGGCTTCGGCTACCACTCCCTGCACCGCGAGTGGTCCACCAGCGGGACGGCCTGCCCCGGCGCCGCGCGGATCAAGCAGTTCCGGGAGGTCGTGTTCCCCGCGATCGTCGCCCGCGCCAAGGGCGGCACCACGCCGAGCAGCGGAACCCCGTCCGCTCCGAAGGAGACCGGCATGCAGATGAACGACCAGATCACCCTGCCCGACTGGGTGCCCGAGGCGTGGCCCGACGACAAGGGCCTCTCCGACAAGAAGATCGCCGTCAGCACGGCGCTCGGCTCCGGCTACGGCCACGTCCGCCGGGCCCGCGAGAACACCGAGGAGCTCCTCCGCCAGGTGGAGGCGCTGCGTACCGAGGTCGCCCAGCTGCGCGCGGCCGTCACGAAGGGAGCCTGACCCATGAAGATCTTCGGCAGAGAACCGGTCGTCGTCCTGAACACCCTCGCCGCGGTGCTCGGCCTCGTCGTCACGCTCGGCATCACCAGCCTGACCGCCGAACAGGCCGGCGCCGTCGTCGCCGTCGTCTCCGCGATCCTGGGCGGCATCGCCGCCGCGATGACCCGGCCCGTCGCCCCGCAGGCGTTCACCGCGATCGTCGCCGCCGGCGCGACCGCCGTGGCCGCGTTCGGATTCGAGGTGTCCCAGGAGACCGTCGGCGCCATCAACACCGTCGTCCTCGCAGTGCTGACGCTCCTGACCCGCGGGCAGGTCACACCGTCCAGCCCGGCCGCGCCGACCCGGCCGACGGGAGTCTGATGCGCCAGGCGGCCCGGCGGCTCACCAGGCGACTGGGCCGCCGCGGCGCACTCCTCACCCTCAAGGGCGTCATCGCCGCCGGGTACGGCTCCGGGCAAGTCGTCCAGCCGACCGGCGACCGGCAAGGGCTGAAGCTGCTGCTGACGCTCTGGCCCCTCGAGGTGTGGGGCTGGGTCTGGATCACCGCAGGCGTCATCGCCCTCGTCTGCGCGTGGCTCCCCCAGCGCCGGGACTGGCCCGGCTTCCTCGCGGTATGGCTGGTGTCCGTGCCGTGGGCCATGGCGTACCTGGTCGCCTGGTGGCCGCTCGGAGAGAGCCCCAGAGGCTGGGTCGTCGCACTGATCTTCGGCGCGTTCGGGGCGGTGTGCTTGGTCGCCATCGGCTGGGACGAGCCACCAGCACGATCGGAGCCACCCCGTGAGACCTGAAATGCTGACCGCGCTCAGCGCCCTCGCCGTCGCTGTCGTCACCGCCATCGGCGGCATCGTCACCGCCGTCATCGGCCGGCGCCAGCCGCGCGGTCAGCAGCGCCGCGACGACTTCACCACCGTTACCGACCGCATGGACCGGGAGATCACCCGGCAGGGCCAGCGCATCGACGAGCTCGAGGAAGAGGCCGAGCGCGACAGGGCCAGGATCACCGCGCAGGACTTCGCCCTGCGGTACATCGGCGGCTGGGCCCGGTCGCTGGTCGCCTACATGCGGGACCAGCGCCTGGAGCCGCCCCCGCCCCCGCAGCCGATACCGGACGAGGTCCGCCCGTACCTGCACGACATCACCCCGTGAGTCCCGGCCCGGCCCCGTGGTGGGAGGCCGGCCCGGGACGACTCACCCCCAGCCACCTATGCCC